GAGAAGATCGACTACCTGATCAACAGCCTTGATGCTATTAAGACACGTATCACAGATGGCTCTGTACTTACTGTAGGTGCTGTAGGTTACGCTAATATTGGTGGCGTTATTAATGACGACGCTATGGCAGATGGACTTATCTCTAGCCAAGAGTTAAGCGACTACCTACAAGCTAAGACTCTTGTGCTTGACCATGACTACGCTATTGCTGAGACAGCAGAGCAGATGTTCATGCAAGAGTACGCAGCTAATATGAATGACTTGACTGCAGCAGTAGATAACCTGACAGCAGCAACGTCTGTAATCATGACAGCAGTAGAGGTTATGGACGTAGCAGCGGCAGCAGACACTAAGCCTGAACAGGTAGCCCTACAGGACATGGTAGGTACGGCAGAGTACAGTATTGACTCGACAGAGGTAGATGCTTATAATGACGCTGTAGCAGCAGTAGAAGGTTACGCACAACAAGCGGGTGCGTTTATGGCTGCAGCTAATAACGATGAACTAACAGCTACGATTGATACGTATGCTACACAAGGTAACTTTATGGTAGGCTCTTACACAGCTATTACTTACACACAGAGTGTAGATGAGTTTGTAATTACTTGGGCAGACTCAGGCTTTGAGGGCGGCTTCCAAGGTTATCTCGTAAACGATATGAAAACTGCAGCAGACGTATACGGTGCAGGTGAGTATATCAATACATACGGTGGATATCCTACACAGTAATATGAGTATGGAATTTAGCATAGGTGGCTTTAACGTAAAAGGGTGGATGGTTGCAGTAGGTGTACCCATCCTCTCAACTATTTCTGGTGGTATCTACTTTGGCTATGACACACTGAATCGTTTCTATGGTGCAGAGTCTGGTGTAGAAGAGGCTCTAGAGTGGGCGCAAGAGTTAGACGATAAGGCAGGTGCAGCAGATAAACGTTTGACTGCAGTAGAAACAGAAGCCCAGCGCAGTCTATCTCAGACAGAGGCAGCACTTATTGTACGTATCCAAACGTTAGAGCAAGCTATAGCTGATAACGATGTACGTGGGTTGAACCAGAAGCTGGCACAGCTAAGTACAAACATGACGCAGATACTTGAGCAGCAGAAGGTGCTACTAGACCTACGTAGCCAAGTAGATAAAGCAACAACAATAACAGATGGGCTAGGTGATACGCTCGATGTTCTACAGACAGAGATTGACGACATCTGGAAAGCCTATGATGAACTAGCAGACAACCCCTTATGAGTTACAGAGAAGAAGAGCGTAAGTTGCAAGGTAAGAGTTTAGAAGAGAATAGCCGCTGGGATGAAGCTGACGCTGACGGTGATGGCATCATTACAGACGAAGAAATGGCTATGTATGAGCGTAAAGTACGCTTTGAGAATGAAGACAAAAAAGAAGACGCACAGCGCAACATGGCGTGGTTTGCACTAGCAGGAATGCTCTTGTATCCGTTTGCTGTTGTACTAGCTGTAGGTTTAGGGCTTAGCGAAGCGGGGAAGATTCTTGGTAGTATGGCTAGTGTTTACTTTGTGTCTGTGGCAGCTATTGTTGCAGCGTTCTATGGCGGTCAAGCTTACAGCAAAGGTAAGAAGTGATGGCACGTAATTACCGTAAAGAGTACGACAACTATCAAGGTACTCCCGCCCAGCGCAAACGTAATGATGGACGCAAGGCTGCACGTCGTAAGATGGAAGCTAAAGGTAAAGTGCGTAAGGGTGACGGTAAAGACGTAGACCATAAAGACGGTAACCCACGTAATAACAAAAGTAAGAACCTACGTGTAACTACGAAGAAAGCTAACCGCAGCTTTAAGCGTACTAAGACAGCAGGTAAAGCATAATGTCGGAGAAGAAGAGTGGTGCTAAAAAAGATTCGAGGCTTGCTAGAGCTGGTGTATCGGGTTTTAATAAACCCAAACGAACCCCAAACCACCCCAAAAAAAGCCACATCGTCGTCGCCAAAGAAGGTGACAAAATCAAAACGATCCGCTTCGGAGAGCAAGGCGCAAAAACCGCAGGGAAGCCGAAAGCGGGGGAAAGCGAAAAAATGAAGAAGAAACGTGCATCTTTCAAAGCACGTCATTCAAAGAATATTGCTAAAGGTAAGATGTCAGCAGCTTACTGGGCAAACAGGGAAAAGTGGTAACATGCCAACGCCAACTAATAAAAAGCTCTACGCTAAAGTAAAAGCAGAGGCTAAGAAGAAGTTTGACGTATGGCCCAGCGCATATGCATCCGCTTGGTTAACTAAAACCTATAAAGCACGTGGTGGTAAGTATAGCGGCTCCACAGAAAATAAAGTGAAAAAGAAGTAATGCCTGTACATAAAGTAAAAGGTGGCTACAAGTGGGGTAAGACTGGTAAAGTCTACAAAACTAAAGCTGCAGCAGAAAGACAAGGTAGAGCTATATACGCTAGTGGTTATGCTATAGGTGGTCTTGGCAAATGGTTCGGTGAAGAGTGGACTGACGTTAAGACTGGTAAGCCTTGTGGTCGCTCTAATGCTTCTAAGTCCAAGCGCCCGTACCCAGCTTGTAGACCCAAGGCAGTCGCAGGAAAGATTACTAAAAAAGAAGCAGCAAAGAAAACTGGCCCTAAAAAGGTCAAATGGTCAACAACAGCATCAGGAAAGAAGAGAAAATGAAATTTGAACCATGTCCCGGTTGTAAAACACCAGCTAAGTGTGCAAAAAATGGTTGCCAGAAAGCAAAGAATAAAATGTCATACGGTGGTATGGCTAAGAAGAAGATGGCTTATGGTGGTATGGCTAAAAAGGGCTACAAAGATGGCGGCTTCTGTACAGGTCCAGCAAAAGGCTATAAGAAGTAACATATGAAATACTTTCACAAATATAAGAAGGCTTTAGAAGAGCACGGTTATACAGTTAAAGATAATGGTCATGTGTTTGACAGACGAGGTAATCGTTCTGCTTCAGAAGACCGTTTCGGAAATGTGTATTGTGATGATGCTAATGTAACTAACATTTGTCGTAAGGCTGAAGAAGAGCTTAGTAAGCCCAAGCCTAAGAAACGTACCTACAAGAAAAAGGTAGATCAAAGTGTCACTGTTTAATCAGGGTAAATCAGCACGTACTAAGTCTCTGTTCGGTCATAACACGGGCACGACTACAGAAGACGTGTATATTTGCCCTAACAACTGTACTGCAGAGATTACTTACCTACACATTCACAATACTACGGGTAACACTAGTATTACTATTGAGTGGTTTGTACACCCTAACAATATAGACTCTGCACTGTCAGATAAGACAAATGCTAATTACTCTACGTGGAAAACATCAGGGTATACCTCACACTACCTAGAGGGTAAAAACTTAGGTGCAGGTGAGTACATTACCTTTGCTGATATGGACCTTGTTCTACAACCTGGTGATAAGCTGCAGGTCACGCCTGACACAGCAGCACACCTTGACACTATCTTAACAGTAACGGAAACCTTTGTACCTGTCGGGTAGCGGGTATGCATAAATAGGTACTACTACCTGACCTACTTTCAAGTATAACTATCTCCGCACACACAAACAAAGGAGATATGTGATGCTTAACTTTCTAAAACGTGTATTCAAAGCTATTGAAGTTGCACAACAAAAACGAGCAGACTACAAACTACTACAAATGCTGTCTGATCGTGAACTACGTGACCTAGGCATTGGTCGCTCACAAATACAGGAAGTCATTTATGGCGAAGAATCTTACGGAAAAACAAGCAAAGTTTCTTGAAGTCTTGTTCGACGAAGCGGGTGGGGATGCAGTAGCTGCTAAGAAATTAGCTGGCTATGATCCCAACTCGTCTACTACTGCTATTGTAGAGGCTCTAAAAGATGAGATCGCAGACAAAACACGTACTTACTTTGCTCGTACTGCGCCCAAGGCTGCTATGGCTATGGTTGGCGCTCTATATGATCCTACTGAGCTAGGTATTAAAGAAAAGATGGTCGCAGCAAAAGACTTGCTTGACCGTGCTGGCCTTGGTAAAGTAGATAAGGTCGATGTCACTTCTTCAGGTGGCATTTTTTATCTACCACCCAAAGAAGGCAATAATGAGTAGCAGTGAAACTTCCAACTGAGCGAGACTTAGGTGAATGGCAACTGCCTAAACCTAAATCACCTTATAACAAAGATTGGCACGAAATAGTCAGGGTAACACAGAAGATACCCTTCGGCTATGCAGAACATCCTGAGAATGACCGTCTACTTATTCCTATAGTAGAAGAGCTTGAAGCATTAGAACTTGCAAAACGTCATCTTCAACAGTATAGTTATCGAGCTGTAGCAAACTGGTTAACGAAAGAAACTGGTCGTTACATTTCGCACATGGGATTGAAGAAAAGAGTAGAACTTGAGCAACGACGTAAAAAGGCAATTACAATTAAACGTAAGTTCGCCAAATGGCTTGAAGAAACCCTCGCGGAAATCGAAAAACTCGAAAGCCGTGGGGTCGGGGCGTACTCAGAAGAAAAAGACAGTTGAAGCAGTCGCACCCCCTCAGACAGAGACTGTTCCTGCTCGTGCAATAGAACCTGAGTTTGATGTAGAGCTAGCGCAAGACATTGTGTTTAAGCCAAACCCCGGCCCCCAGACGTACTTCCTGAGTTCATCTGAACGAGAAGTACTATATGGTGGTGCAGCAGGTGGTGGTAAATCGTATGCGATGCTTGCAGACCCTCTACACGGATTGAATGACCCTAACTTTTCTGGCCTACTTGTACGTCACACTACAGAAGAGTTACGGGAACTTATTCAGAAATCTCAGGAGTTATACCCTCGTGCAGTACCCGGAATCAAGTGGTCAGAGCGTAAGTCACAATGGACAAGCCCTAGAGGTGGACGACTCTGGATGTCATACCTCGACAAGGATACCGATGTCACACGATACCAAGGTCAGGCTTTTAACTGGATTGGATTTGACGAACTTACTCAATGGTCTACACCTTACGCTTGGGATTATATGAGATCACGTCTACGTAGTGCGCATTCTGCAGACTTAGGTTTGTACATGAGAGCTACAACTAACCCCGGTGGTGCAGGTCACTCTTGGGTTAAGAAGATGTTCATTGACCCAGCGCCAGCAGGAAAACCTTTTTGGGCTACTAACATTGAAACTGGCGACACTATTACGTTCCCTAAAGGACACAGTAAAGAGGGTCAGCCTCTATTCAAGCGCCGTTTTATACCTGCAAGTCTATTTGATAACCCTTATCTGGCAGAAGCAGGTGATTATGAAGCAATGCTTCTATCACTACCAGAGCACCAAAGAAAGCAGCTCTTAGAGGGTAATTGGGATATCAATGAAGGAGCAGCTTTCCCTGAGTTTGACAGATCAATACACGTTATTGACTCTTTTGAAATTCCAAGTAGCTGGACTAAATTTAGAGCTTGCGACTACGGCTACGGGTCTTACACAGGCGTTCTCTGGTTCGCTGTCTCACCTGATGAGCAGCTCATTGTTTACAGAGAGTTATATTGTTCTAAAGTTACAGCTTCCGATCTAGCTGATATGATTCTAGACGCAGAGAAGCACGACGGTGGTATGAGATACGGTGTGCTCGACAGCTCTTTGTGGCACAACCGAGGCGACACGGGGCCATCCCTAGCGGAGCAGATGAACATGAAAGGGTGCCGTTGGCGTCCGTCAGATCGCAGCAGAGGCTCTCGTGTCGCAGGTAAAAACGAAATACACAGACGTTTACAGGTAGATGAATTTACTGAGAAACCACGTCTAGTATTTATGGATAACTGTACAAACACTATCGCACAGATTCCAAGTATTCCTCTGGATAAGAAAAACCCAGAAGATGTAGATACAAACGCAGAGGATCACTTGTATGACGCTCTACGGTACGGTATCATGACACGTCCACGCAGCAGTATATGGGATTTCAACCCAGCAACACAACGCACTGGTTTTCAAGCTAGTGATCCTAAATTCGGGTACTAAGTATGGCAGAACAAGAAGAAATGTTTGAAACTGATGAAGTCGTAGCTGCAGAAGACAGTGATGATAGCATCTTTAAAGAAAAGTCTAGTGTAGTAGGCTTTGTTGAAGAGCGCTACAAACGAGCTGAAGATGCGCGTTACGCAGACGAACAACGGTGGCTAAAAGCTTATCGCAACTATCGTGGTATCTACAGTTCAGACGTACAATTCACTGACACAGAAAAGTCTCGCATCTTTGTTAAGGTTACTAAGACTAAAACACTAGCAGCTTATGGTCAGATTGTAGACGTGTTGTTTGGTAACAATAAGTTCCCACTAACAGTAGACCCTTCAGTTCTACCTGATGGTGTTGCAGAGTCAGTGCATATTAATATTGACCCTAATGCAGCACAGGCTGGCGATGCTTTACGTGGTGTCACAGAGAACAAACCTTCACAGCCGTTTATACTAGACGGTAACACAAAGCTACAACCTGGTGAAACTCTTAATGACCTGAAGCGTCGTTTAGGACCACTACAAGATAAACTCTCTTCAGTATCAGATAAAGTTATTGAAGGTGATGGTACTACACCGACTACAGTAACATTCCATCCTGCTATGATTGCAGCTAAGAAGATGGAAAAGAAGATTCATGACCAGCTAAGCGAGTCTGGCGCTAACACACATCTACGCTCGATGGCTTTCGAGATGGCTTTGTTAGGCACAGGTGTCATGAAAGGACCATTCGCTGTAGATAAAGAGTATCCTAACTGGAATGACGAAGGTGAGTATGACCCTTTGATCAAAACTGTTCCAGAGTGTAGCCATGTTTCTGCGTGGGACTTCTATCCTGACCCAGAAGCTAAGTCTATGCAAGATGCAGAGTACACTGTTGAGCGTCACAGAATGTCACGCACACAGCTACGCTCTTTAAAGAATCGCCCTTACTTTA